TAAAGCGTTCCCAAGTTCCAACATAATCATCTAGGTAATTCGACATTTAGATTCTCCCTTTTTGCTACTTCTCCTAGACCATCTAAGAGTTGTTCTTTTAATGAATAGAACGAACCATCAGGCCAGTTCTGTAAATCAGCTGCGCACTCCAAACAGTAAAAACGCACTTGGCTTTTTCTGTTTGGCCCAGCTGATACGCATTTCCAATAAGCCATTTTCATAGCATTTGGATTCCATTGATTCTTATGTGACCCCCAGCGCTGTTTACAATAATCGCACCATTGGTCTTTATTGGTATTACGTAAGAGGGTCAAAGTTATCCCAATCGGTGTGTCGCAACATTCCGAGTATGGCTCCGTATCCAATGAGATCGACAATCGAATCTTCGCGCATTGGGCTCTCCACAAGTCTTGAGAGTTTGACTGCAATAAATACCAATGCCAACTCAGATGGGTCTCTGAGCTGAATACCGAGGGTGCGGCAGATGTTGTAAACGCGTAGTAAGTGACATCTCGGATCACCATACGCGAAGCCTCGTTCTCTGAGCGTTTCGCCAGCAATCTCAATCCACTCACTTAACGAGCGGTCGGCCAATTCGTCCATCCTTCAGCCCCCTTTCATAGCCTTTACGAAATGATTCATCTTGGCGTTGTTCGCTTTTGTATTGTTGATAAAGGATGAAGGCCAATAAGCCGTAGATAACTAAATTACTTAACATCGGCGCTCACCCCATAGACATCGAGAAAATAAGCTGAGACTTCAGAATGAGCCAGCCTTCCCCGAAGTTGCTTCTTACCCATCTTTTCCCGGGCATATCGACGGATGATTGAACCTTTAACATAATTAGTCCCATCCGTCCAAGCCCCTGCGGTGGAATCAAAGCTGATTACCACAACTTTATTTATCATTTTGCTCCCGTCTGTAATCCGTTAAATGGATTTACGGGTTAATGGTATTTAATTAAATCGATTTAGACAAGAAGTAAGGTGGCGTGTCGGCAGTCCAGGAAGCCAACCTCTTTAGATTCTTGCTGAGACCCGGCAAAATCGGTCTTTGATGGAAGCACCTTAAAAAGCCATTCAGGGGGGTTTATAGCCCCTAAGTCGAACTGGTAGATACCTTTTGGCGTTGAGTTAATATAAAGCGTTCTAGCGCCCGTTCTAGCCCTTATTTCGGCCAAGTAATCCCACTTCTTCTTCTCAATCATTAGTTGGTTGTAATGGGTTCGGCGGCATTTGAGCTCGATATAGGCGTCGTGGGTAACGCCGTCCACCCGGTCGGTCGCCGATAGTGGCGTCAAGTCCGGGAATTCGGCCTTAAGCGCCTCAAAGAGTTCGGCTTCTCGGAAGTAGATTAGATATCTTCCTCGCCGTCTTCCCAACCTATTTTCTTGATTGGGTCGGCAGGATCGATAAACCAATCCGGCCAAGATTCTCGTTCCATAGCAAAGGCCAAAGCAAAGTCTGCTTTCCATCCAGCCGCTAAAGCCGCGTCGTAAATTGCTTTAGACTCAATAAATCGTTGCTCAAGCTTTGTGGGAAAAGGATTGGCTACTGTGCGCGGTCTGCGAACTTTGCGCTTCTTTGGCGCTTTTTTAGCGACGCGTCTTCTTTGTGCCATTTGTAATCCTCTCCCTTAGGACTAACTCAAGGGTAGATTCTAACTTGTCAAGCCTCGAAATTAGTGGAAGGTTCTCGAGTTTTATTATGTATCGAAGTCCGGCGATTAGTAGGCCGATTGAGCCTAGAACCGAAGCTACAAAAGCCGCGACGTTACTTGCGTCCATATTGCGGAGAATTCTTATCTGCCCAGCGAACAGCTGGAGCTGTGATTGCGCCAATCAAAACGGCATATTCGGGAGCAAAGTCAAGAAGCAAAGAGACTCCCATAGTTACAGCTGAGGCGGCTACTGCTAGGCAGTAATCCTTGAACGCTTCCTTGAACTCAGGAGTCTTAATGCGAGCGATTAGGTCTTTCATTTATTTTTCCCTTCGAGGTCGAACCAACTTCCGTCTTGATCTCCCGATGGATTAAAACTTATATGGATGTGGGACTTGTGCGGATTGCTTCCGGTGTATTTACGCCAACGCCACCGGAGACGATTGGAAGCAATACGGCCATCATAAATAACGTATTTGATTCGCTTGTCGCCTCGCTTCGCGCAAAGTCTAATTCGCTCGGCAAGTGAATGTGCTTCTTCTTTGTGAGCTTGAAGGTCGGAATCAACATCTATAGCTCTGACGACTCCAGCAATCGGGATATGGTCTGAAGTGCCTTTAGCGAGATGGCGACTATCAGCAATCCAACCATCGCTACGGCGATCGCGGCTCGGATAATCATCATCTATCTGCTCTCGAAGTTGGACACCAGCTCGGCATAACTTAGCCAAGTAGCAATCTCGCTTCTTCTTCGGTTAATCCAAGACGATCAAGTATTGCCTGGCGAGCCGCGGCTTTGGCTTTTGCTTCTTCTGCTTTTGCTTTTGCTTCTGCTTCAATTGCCGCGTTGTCTAAGGCTTGTTGTTTTAATTCTTCTTCGGATAGTTCTCGAATGATTACTTCTCCGGTTTCGCAATTTATTATTGACTTACTCATTATGAAAGACCCCATAACTGTATCGAAGTGTTTGTAACATTTGTTAAAGTTCCAGCGGCACTAATTCTAACAATGTTAATTTGAGAGATAGCAGAAGTACTGTTATATACGCCTCTCAAAGTTCCGCTAACATTATATGGAGCAGAAGCATCATAATAATTAACTGCTGCTTCAAAATATTTTAATTTTGTTGTTGAGTTAGCATTTTCAATTTTTAGATAACCTTTAACGGTATCTGCTAATGTGGTAGATGTAGCTCTTCTACCAAATAAATATATGTCATTACCGCTTCCTATTGTAGTTCTTGCAGCCCTCGCTTGTTCTGCACCGACACCAGAATTACCATAAAAAGCAGTTGCACTATAAGCATAATTTGAACCAGAATCAGCATTTAATCTAATTTCAAAATCTCTATCGCCATCTTGATAAATTCCAGACCAAACTAAAATAAGAGTTTTATATGTAGATGAAATACTTGTAAAATCTATTCCTGTGCTAGATGAAGCCGTTTGTTCTGCTATTAAAGTGTAACCACCTGCGGCGGCAGGAGCAGCCCACTTTAATCCGGTTGATGTGCTTGTATCAACAGTCAAAACATCTCCATTGACTCCCGATGAAGCCAATCTTGCTGGTGTATCTGCCGCAGTTGCGGAGATTAAATCGCCTTTGGCGTCTAGAATTGTTAATGGATCAACTGAAGACCAAGTAAAATCTAAATCTGTGTTTGAGTTCTTACTTAATACTTGTCCAGTCGTTCCACCTTTAAGATCGACTAGAGCTGTGTCAATATCTGTGCCAAGTGCGGCAATTGCTGTCGCACCATCTTTGACTAAATCAGTCGATTGGGGAATATCCCAGCCAAAGTTCGGGGTCGTTGTTGCCATTAAGTAGTCTCCTTTAAGCCACTATTGTAGCGTCGAGCCAAGTCAAAGTTGGCGAAATTGTATTCCAAGTCTCGGTCGCTGGAACGTTGTTCCAACGGAAGGCTTGTAGGGAATAAGCGATGGGCGAGATATTTAGAGTGAGTCTTAGACGATTGTAAGAAGCTGTCCAAGTCCATCCTTCGACGAATCCTTGGAATGAACCGCCGACCATATTTGTAGGAAGATTGGCGATATTAAGCGGAAGTCCCATAAAGACGTTGAGTAAAGCGTCTCGGTCGGCATTGTCAATTTCCGGGCTGTGAACCTCAAAAGTAATCTGCTTGAGTAAGTATTGAGGATAAGCTCTAATCTCAAGATAGAAGGCGGCTTGGTCTTCTGCGTCGGATTGATTGCGAAGGGTTGTTGTAATGGTCGAGGCTAGTTGGCCGTATTCGCTAATCGACGCAGGGTCGGAATCTGTGACTGTGGAACTGCCGTTAGCTCCATAGCCAATCGTTATCGAGTTGCGAACGTCTCCGGCTCGCTTAGTGATATTAAGACCCGGCCCGGTTGCGTGATTGCCGTCAAGATCGACGTAACCGTTAGTGGCTAGGTATTCGCCTCGATGAGTGCTATCGGCATAACCAATGCGACCTTGAGCGTCCTCGTAAATATAACCAAGGCCGGAAGTAGCCAATCGGCTAACTAAAGAATAAACAGTCTCATTAAGATTTGATTGCGAATGAAGCTCATAATCGCCCGGTTGGTCGATGTCGCCCAATCCGCTATTTTCCGCATTAGCCCAAGTAACAGTTGGGTCATAATCATTCCAAGTTACGCCAGCTGGAACTTCGTCCCAAGTGTCAAATAAAACGCCGGATAGGACTTCATAAATCATATCGCCGTCTAGGTTATGACCTAGGTTGCCTTCGAAGATGGCTCGAGCAAGACGAGCTAATGAGCCGACTGCGAGAATGTTAATGCGTTGAGATAAGGCCGTAGATCCGCTATTGGCTACTTCGATTGATAGGTCGGCGATAAAGCCGCCGAATAATGAAACCCAGTTGCCGGAAGTGTCTTTGACTTCGATTGAGATTGGGTAGTTAATCTCAAAGCTTACGTTAGCTTCATTTGTCTCTAAAAGTGAGATGTTCGCATAACCGGGTTGTGGCTGAGCGTATATGTCGGTTCGGCCGCTGGTAATTGTCATCCCGGCTAAGGTCGCGGAAGTAACAGTAGTTCCGTTTACCTTTACGCGATACTCAGGATTCCAAAGGGTCATAATTACTTAAATAGAGCGCTGTATCCGCCAGCTGAAGTTCGTTCGACGCTGTTCATAGCGTCTACGACGGCTCGAGTAAATCCTACTTCGTCGATTACTGAGGGAGCGTTTACGTTAATTGTTACGCCTCGACCAAAGCGCAATTCTTCAGCTGACAAGGTATTAGATGGCCCAACCGAAGGTATTTCTCCACCTGTTAATTGAGCAACTAAACCTTGAAGTGAAGCAAAGTCTTTTTCGATTTGAGACAAGGCTCGACGCTGTGCGGCTGTTCCGCCACCACCTGCTCCACCTGATCCGCCAGTTATTTGACGACTTACGCCAGCGATATTTGTGCCGACTCCGGCAACGGCTGAAGCTAAAGCAGAAGCTGTGCTTGCGCTGATTGAGCCACCAGCTCTTTCGCCACCGCCAGCATTGAAATTACCGCCACCAATTCCGCCAAGTAAACCAACGTTACCTAAGAACGGGATTGAATTGTAAGCTCGTAGCAAAGTGTTAATTGCTTCGATTGCTTGATTTACTAAGGATCTAATTCCATTAACAACCGAGCCAATAATGTTCGTTATTGCGGCGACAGCTTTGCCAACGCCCTCAATAGCGCGGACTAAAGTAAACTCAAAGAGTGGGACAAGATAATCTTTTGTAAACTGCCAAAGAGTCTGAATAGCTTCTTTGTTATCCTCAAAAGCCTGTTTAATTGGCGCAAGGGCTCTATCTTTGGCTTCGATAAGCATTGGGATAAGTCGGTTAGTTATGTAGTCGATGAAAGCCTTAACTGCCGGAAGTAAAGCCGCTCCAACAGATTCTTTAGCCTCATCAAAGCCAACTCGCAGTCTATTTATTTGACCTTCTAAAGTGTTGGCTTGGGTAGTTGCCGCACCGCCAAAAGTTGCGGCCAACTGATCCATAGTCCCTTTGAGGCCAAGAGATTTAATTTCTGCGCTCGATAATCCGATACCCAATCGGCTTAGAGCTCCGGTGTTACCTTCGTAGGCTTTACCTAATGCGTTAGATACTGCCTCGACTGATTTACCAGTAGCGGCGCTAATATCGAGAGCTAGTTGTAATCCGTCTTGAGCCTGGGCTAAATCTCCGGTCGCTGTGGCAAGGCGCTGGAATGCTGGACGTAATTCATCATCAGCAACGCCAAAAGCCAAAGACATTTTCTCAATTTGAGATTCGACGGCTGTAATTTGTTGATTAGTTGCGCCAGTAACATTCTGTAAAGCCTTGGCTAATCGGGCTTGAGCGGCTTCATCAGCAAGAGCCGCTTTGACTCCATCAACCGCTAACTTGCCAGCATAAGCGACGGCTGCTGCCGCAGCTGCGGCGAAAGCGGCTGCTGCCACTTTGCCAAACTTTTCCATCTTGCCACCGAAGCCCTCAACTTGCTTTTCGGACTTCTTCATATCATCGACGAATTGCTTCGTCTCAGCAAGAATCTCGAGCTTTAATGTTCTGTAATCTCTAGCCATTATTTAGCCCACTTCTTAACAATTTCATCGGCAGTCTTTTCCCAACGATTAGTTAGTTCAGGCTGAATCTTGCGAAGGGTTGGATAAATAAACCAGCCCCGAGATCCTCGCCCATATCGACCGGAATAACTTGGGAACTGCTTGAAGCGATTAGATCCAAACTCAAGTCCGCCCCAAAGTTGTTGTGTGTTACCGCCACCAGATAAACGCTGACGCGCAAAGCCGATATCGATTCGACCTGTCTTTGATGACTTGGAGACTTTTGCTCCATCAACTGTTGCTTTAACTGCTCCTGCCGCCTTTTGACGCGCATAGCCAGCCTGTCGTATTTCTTTGAGAGCATATTCAGCCATTTCTCCGGCAACTTGTTTTGCTTCATCGGTGGCCTCATCTCCCATTAAAGTAAAAGCTTTGGCGAGAGTGCGAAGTTCGCGTTGGCTGTATTGGCTAAGCCCTACTTCCGCCATTTCGCTCCTTCAATATATCAATCGCAGTTACTAAGTCGTCCGCGTCTTCCCAATAGGTCATTGGGATTCCGGTCGCTATTGCCAACTCAAGGATGAGTCGATTTAAGCTTCCGGTTGGGAATCTTTTGGGTCTTCGATGTCTCCGATTATTAGTTCATCAACAGTAAGTTCCCAAACGTCATAGGCTTTAGATGGCTTGCCAGCTGAAGCTCTGACATAGGCGGCGTGAGCCAAGAATAGGAAATCGGTCTGTTGGTATTCTTTAATGTCGGTCATTTTATAGATCGACTTACCAGTTTTCCGTTCCCACTTGGCCCACTCAGGAAGCCCTGCGGTGTAGGTTTCCACTTCGCCGTTCGTATATTTAATTGTTAGGTTAAGTTTCATAGCTCCCGATTCCCCGATCTCTTAGGTGTAAGACTCTGAAGGTTGTCCAACGACTGTCAAAGTCCAAGTATCGGTGAGAGCTCCAGGAGCTGCGCCACCTGCGCTTGGAAAAATTGGCAAAACGTTGAAAGTAAATACTGCGCCAGTTACAGCTGTAAACACAACTTGAACTGTGCTATTAGGGCTTTGTTCAGCATTATTCCACATCGACTCGAACAATGATCCGTGAGCACCTGAAGCGCCCCAATCCTGAAGTAGTTCGATTGTGAACGTCCATTGCTTATCAACGGACTTGTAAGCGCGACCATCAAGGGTTTGATAGGTCTCGATAATTGTTTCAGCGCTGAGAGTCGCTGAGGTTGTTTGAGCGTCATATGGCTTCGTGTCTAGTGTGAAGGTCACATCGCGCCCAGTAATGATAGTTGTCATTGGGTCTCCTTATGCGGTTTGCTCGTAGCGGACGCTCAAGCTTATGTCGGCAACAA